TCCTCGGATATATTGATCTATACAAAAAACCATAGGACATTTTATGCCTATTAAAAAGTGGCTCACTCACTGTTTCAGAACAGGTGGGGATGCCGTTGTTTATGCATTCCGTGCAGGCAACGACGATACTCGTCACTATCATGTTTTAGCAGATACGGATCTCCGTACCCGCCGGACATGTACAGTGAGGAATGTCCCCCCCAGACCTAATACCGGTAGTCCCGGTGGCTATACCCAGGCTAGAGCAACGGTCACTTTTCGTGAACCGTTGATCTTGGCGAATGGTAAGATCACCGTTAATACCAGCAAGCATGAATTAGCGTATGATATAGAGGCTAGTACAGCTCTAAAGACACGTTTAATTAATGCTCAAGCTATTGCCGTGATTAATAATCCCGACGTATTCACCAACGGTGAACAAGTAGCTTGATTTAGGTTGTTAATTTTAATCCAGTCCTGGAGTAAATATTATGAAACAAAAACTGAAAAGGCCACATGCTCTTTTCAACGCGGGTGCAATAGCAACAGCTGTTCACTCCGCAGTCACCTTAGACATGGATTCATCCATTTCACCCTCTCACAGATGTATTGAGGGTGATCACGCTGATGCGATTCATTATTTCCATAAGAAACAAGTCAGCGAGCTCCTTAAAAAGTTCGTTGATCCTGGTAAACAAAAAGATGTCAAAGTTCTTGAAAGTCTTGCTATTGATGAATTTGTTAGCAATAACGATCGTCTGCTTGCTTTTCGTACAGGCATTGTGTTCCCTTCCAAGGGACTACGCTGCCTTACCAAGAATACACCAAAATTTGACAGAATTCTTTTGCGTGCCAGAGCACTCTGCCACACCGTCCTCGGATATCTTGATGAGGATGAGTGGTTTAGTGAGTGCAAACATGGAAATGGCGTGTCACAGGGAATCAAGTTTTCAAATACCTCATTAAGAGCTAAAATGAAACTTCCTATGACCGCAAGTGAGTCAAGTCGGTGCCTTTTTCAACGGTATGTCCTGTGGGACCGCAGATTGCTGTCTCATTTCCGCGGTGTTCCGCGGGATGAGGATTTTACTATTGTTAAAGGGTCTAAGCTAATCACAGTCGACAAAAAAGACGATGAGCGCCGTGTCATTGCACCTGAAGATACAGCTGGTATGTTTTTACAGCTGGGTCTCATGAATGTAATGTTTAAGTGCTTGTCTCGTTTTGGTCTGGACGTTGAGTGGTTGCAATTCAAGCATACCTCTTTGGCCTTCATGAGCAGCATAACTGGGCTTGATAGCACAGTTGACTGGTCAAAGGCTTCAGATAGTGTAATAATCGAGCTCGTGGAATTCCTTTTCCCCGGGTGTTGGTTCAATGCGCTGTATGCAACTCGATCTGAATATACCGTTTATAAAAAACAGGTTATTCGATTGAATATGATGAGCACAATGGGGAATGCTACAACCTTTCCTGTTGAAACACTCATTTTTTGGAGCTTAGCAGCTGCAGTTCTAGCCGAAGAAACAGAAAGCAACTCTCTGCTGATCGATCCTTCGATCTACCAGAGAGTCTCTGTTTTCGGTGATGACTGCATTCTGCCGTCATCTAGCACACCTCTTTTCTTGGATGTGTTGCGTCACTTGGGTTTTTTGCCGAACATCGCGAAAACTCATTTTGGTAAAGATGATAAGTTCCGAGAGTCCTGCGGAGGCGATTACTTCGCCGGCCGTGACGTGAGACCCTATAATAGGTTCTCCCCACAACTTGAAACCGTCCTCGCTCGAACCATGGTTGTATACAATAATGAACGGTCTCTTAAAGAAATACATTCTGTATTTCGGGGACCTTAATTACGTATACGATATGGCTTTGTGGCGATTGATGGCAAAGTTGTTTCGTCG